AACCAAGCAGCGCTTGTAAGCGAGTATTTTGCAAACCCGTTCGATAGCAAAGAGGCGGAGAAGTCTTTCCATGCGTCTTGGGGTGCATCAATCATGCGTGATTGGTATAAAGAACTTTACGGCGGTGCCTCCAGCGGCTACGAGGCTCAATACAACAACCTTATTGAGCAACGGAAGAACTACCTTGCAATTCTTGATGAACAAAACGAAAAAAAGCACAAATCCGACGAAGAAATTGCCGAAACCAAATCGAAGATCGCCGAGCTTGACGACCAGATCATGAATTTCTCGCAAGACCTCGCCAAAGAGTTGTGGGGCATCGACATCAAGGGCTGGACAGACCAGTTGAGCGACGCGCTGGCCAGCGCCTTTGAGAACGGTGAGAACATGGCCAAAGCATACCGTGACACCGTGACGAGCATTATCCAGCAGATGATGCAGAAAATGATGCAGATGTCCATCCTTGAGCCGATGTTCGAGCGCTTGCAGAAGCAGTTGTTCGGCGAGAACGGCAAGGGCGGCGTGTTTGACCCCAACAACCCCAAGGGCAGCATGAGCAAGGTGACGAAAATCATCGGCGACTACTTTGGCGCAGGGGGCGAAGGCGAAAAGGCGATTACCGCCTCGATGGAGTTTATGACCGCTTTCCAGCGAGGCATGCAGAACGCTGGGCTGACCGTGCTGAACGAAGCGAGCAACACGCTCTCAAGCGGCATCCAGGGAACGAGCGAGGAGACCAGCGACCTGCTTGCCGGTTATGTCAACGCTTTGCGCCAGGATGTTTCGGTCAACCGTATCCTGCTCACTCAGTATGTCACCCAGTTGTGGCCCCAGTACATCGAGGCTTACACCGCGCAGGTGACCTCAGTTTCCAACATCGACAACAATGTGCGTGTCATTATGGAAATGATGCAGTTGGGCAACGGAGCGATGTACGAGCAGATTGCCGCAATGCGCACCCGCATCGACAACATCGTGCTTGGCATCGACAGGGTTTCAGTCAGATAATGCCATACATCTGAAAAAGAAGATGGCGGTGTCCTCACGGATGCCGCCATTTTCCAACTTTTAACTAATCTTCAATTTTATGGATCAAATAAACAAAATGAGTCAAGAAAATCAGTCTAAGTACCCAAATTCGTCTTTTACCGTTGCCATTCCGATGCTTTGCGCCACAACAGCGTTCCTGGAATGACGTATAACAACAACCCTTGCGTTGTCGTATTGTTCAATGCCTATACAAGCATTCTCAAAGGCGTGTACAAACACGGTGCTTTTGTTCTTTGCTGTGATGGCCACTTGCGCATCATCACGCACATACACCCTGCCGATATTCCAGCCGTTATATCGCATCGTGACCTTGGAACCACCAAGGATGATGCTCTGCTCTGCATTGTTCACGCTCCATCTGTCATCAACGAAAATGCCGTGTGAGCGCATGAAGGTGCAAGTCCAGATGTTTTTTAGCGTCTGGTTTGACGGCCAGTGGTGTTTCAGCAGGAAGTCGATGTTCTTATAGCCCATCGCGACCAGTTCGTCATCGCTCTTGTCCGTGTCCCACTGGCCAAGCACCTTGTCGCAGATGCGCAGCGATAAAGCCTCATTCAGCAGCAGTGTGTTCAGTTGCTTGTTGTCCATAACGCAAAGATACAGTAAGGATGGCGACATAATATTAACACTCAAAAGATTTTACAGTAGTTTTTGCGATATGCAAAAAAAGAAACCACGATATAAAGCGTAATTTCGCACATTAAACAAATTAACTATGGCGATATACAAGACCTACGTTCAACAACTTGGGTTTGACGGAAAAACATACACAAAAGGCACCGTTGTTGACCTGCTCGAGCGGTTCAATATAGCGTGTCAGGAGTTCCCGTATAAAAGGCTGCCGAAGCCCAAGGATTTGCCGACCCGAGACTGGGCCGGTGATGACGGTCTTGATGTGTATATCCCTACCGGTGGACTTCCTGCAAAGAGTTACGACATAGAAGTTGAATTCATTTATGTCGGGACTGAGGAGACGATGCGCAACGACCTTATTATGTTCATCGACTTTCTGAACGGGAGGACTCCCGGCGGCATTAACGATTCTGTCCAGAGCGGGAGGCTTGCCATATATGACGAGCATGTCCAGATGGGCCGCAAAGACGTTGCTGTCAGCGAGATTGACAACGAGTTGTATTATCGTTCAGAGTATGACGGTGACAAGGTGGCGAGATTTAAAGTGAAATTCACGGTGTATGACCCATCGACCGAGGTGTCGGTCGGTAAAATCGGCGATAACGTTGTTGGCTTGGTATGGAACGGATAGAGTTGACAATATATCAGGCGAATAGCGACTCCGCGATAAGGGCGACAGCCAACAAGTGGAAGTTCCAGGACGCGATGATGGGCGAGCAGTTCATCACGTTGACCATCACGTCGGAGAAGCCGATCAACTGGGCTGTCGGCGACTGGTGCGAGTTCAGGGGAGAGGTCTTCACGCTGAACTACATCCCATCGGTCACACAGAAGGCAAGGACCAGGGAACTTGGCGACGCATACACCTACGACAACATCAAGTTCGACAGCCGCCAAGAAGAACTGACCCGCTGCACAATGCTCGACGTCACGCCGACTACTGGCGATTATATAGCCGCTCTCGGAACGAACCACACCGGAAGCGCGCGTTTCCAGTTGTTCTGCGGCGAGACATCCGTCGTCGTCGGTGGGCAAAGAGTCACGCTGACACCCGTATGTGCGCTTGCCGCAAAGATGCAGGCGAATCTCGACAGATTTTATCCGACGCTCGGCTGGCGTGTCCTCGTTGACGTCGAAACGACGTACACCACCGCCACGGGCAAGACAGTCCTTGTCACGCATACAGACGACAAGGTCCTATCGTTTGACAACACAACCGTATCAGCGGCACTTGCAGAAGTGCAAAACACGTTTGATCTGGACTTCTGCGTGAAAGGGAGGACAATTTATATCGGATTCTCCCTCGACGGTCTTACTGGCGATGAAGACGAAGACGTGTTCGCCTTCGGCTATGGACGCGGTTACCCGACGCACGACAACCCTGGCACGGGTTTGTTCCAGATAAAACAGATAGCCAACAGCCAGCAAAAGATTGTCACAAGATTAAGGGCGTTGGGTTCGACAAAGAACATGCCTTACCGCTATTACAACAAAAAGTATGGCGGTGACAACAACCCTGAACTCACGCAGACATTATTCCCGACCAACCTTCAACTCCCAGGCACTTTCCTTCCTGAAGGAGAAAGGGAAGACGCGGCCAACCCTGAAGGAGACACTAAATGGGCAAGGAACAACGCGAGGGGAACGAATCTGCGTGCCGTCAAAGGCGACACCAACGACTCGTATATCGACAAAAACGACGATGCGGAGAACTGCCCGGAAGGTGTTCGTGAGGATTGCGCGCGATGGGACGGCAGCAATAGCGAACTTCCAGAAATATACCCGACAATAGAGGGTGTCACATTCGGCGAATTAAGGGCGGCTGGCGTCGCCGACATGGACGGCAACACCGGGTCTTCGTCTTTTCAAGGCACATCAGTTCATCCGGACGAAGAGAGGGTTGATAGCCTGCTTGCTGTCGGGTATGTGGACGGTGGAACATTGATTGACGATGCGAATATAGGCGACGGCATTAATCCAGAACAAAACACTGTCAGCGCGTCGGTGTTCACTGCCGTTGTAGGACAAAGGAAACTGATGGCCAAAGCCGGGAGCGGCTCGGCACTCGTTACAGAAGGAGACGAAACGGAATTGTTCGTTGTCAAAGACGTTGCGCCTGGAAGGTATTTCATGTCGCCGACTGGCCCGTCATACAGTTCCGTCGTATACGGATTCAGGCTCTCCAGCGGTTCTGCCGACGTGGGCTTTATCGTAAGGGTTTGGCAGAGAGTCGGTCAGTCAATGTCATTGCTCGCCGAATTCAATTCTGACACTGAATCGGTGTCGGACGCGTTAATACACGAGATGTTTCTGCCTGAACTTCCTGACTCAGTTAACACACCAAACGAGACGGTTCCAGAAATCAAAGTGACATCGCGCTGCGATGTTGTCGTCACGTTCACTCCGTTTATGTCAGATGTCCATGGTGGAGGCGTGGTGTTAACCTACCAGGTAGGCAGGTCGAGGCTCAACCCTAACTCGGATTATGATCCAGAATACAACTGGGGCAACGCCGATAGTGTGGCCGCCGTGAACGGGTCGTTCCACGTGTTTGTCAAAGACATGGGTTTCGACCTTTCGTCGACCTTCAACGGTGACACGCCGGTCGTTGCCATGAAAAGCGGTCGATGCGTTGGGCGCGAATTTGAGATAGGCTCAAATGTCGTGCCGTCTATTGTCGGCGGGGTAAAAGGGTATATCCTCACGTTAAACAGGGCGCAGGACAGTAATCTCAACACCTATTACCCGAGTGCTGTAGACCCGATCTCAGCCGGTGACTCGTTTGTCCTCCTTGGCATCAGCCTCCCAGACATGTATGTCAGGGCAGCGGAGGCCAGGCTCTTGATGGCGGCATCGGACTACCTTGCCGACAACTGCGAGACGAAATACACATACCAGCCATCCATTGACGAGATCTTCGTTCAGCGCCAGTATGACAATCTCCGTAAAGCGGGCGCACCCGAAAAGAGCATATTTTGGCGCCTGTACGCCGGTCTCAGGTTCCTGTTTAGAGGCGTCCCGTCGGTTGACGGTGACCCCCTGCCGTTAATTGATGTCACTATCGAGCATGTGGTCATCACTATGGGTGATGGCCTCGTGCCAAAAATTGAGATCACGCTGAACGACGACATACAGCAAAGCACCATCCAGAGACTAACCACAGCGGTTGACCGCATATATAACGGCAGCGCGTATAGCGCAGGAGGAGGAGCAAGTGCAGGCGCATTGTATGAAATCCTCACAAGCGAGGGCGGCAGGATGTTTCTCTCAAAAGTAAAGGACGATATCGCCGAAGGCAAAATCACTTTCAACGATATTGTCACCGCGCTCGGACTCGTGAAGGCTAAAGCGGGGATCAATATCGGAGACTTCATGTCCGGTTTCCTGGGCGGTGGCGCCCATATCGGAAGTGACGGAAGCGGAGAGTTTGAAGACGTAACGGTTCGCGGAGCCATAAAAGCGGCTGAATTGATTTTCAACCGCATCAGTGCGGAAGACGGCGAGGTTATATATAGCATTGGTCATGGTGAGATAGAAAGCGTCACCGAGACCAGTTCCACAAGAGGCACCGCTACCTTAAAGTTGGACGGCGATGAGTGGGCGACCATAAAGGCTGGCGATATCTGCCGTGGGCTTTATAACACCATCGGGAAAGATTACGACAACGCCGATGCTGGCGGTTTTGACGTCAACGGGTTCCGCGGGAAGAAGGGATTCTTTGCGAGTTATTTCCGCGTGACGAGCGTATCGTCCAACGCAAAAGGCAGTTGCGTGTTTAACTATGTGTTGCAGTCAGGTTCCGAGCATCCGTGCCCGCTGATGAAATTCGCCGTATACGGGAATGCCAACAGTTCCGAAAAGGAACGACAGTCAAGCATCTACATCACGTCTGTCGGGATTGCGCCAAGGCTGTTGTTTTTGGCCGGAGTGAACACATGGTCAATCAAGCCTGAAAACGTCAAGATAGTGCTCGGTAACGTCCAGGACGTCTCCGTTTGGCAAGAGGTCACTGAAAGTGAGTACAATGATTTTGACGGTACAGAAGGAGAAGACAAAAAGACCACAACGGAGATAGTTGACGGTGTGACGGTAACACACTATATACTATTGAAAAACCTCGTCGGTGATGCAGGATTCTATTGCGAGGATAATGTGTACCTCGGTGGCATCATCGACCAGTTCAAGAGTGCCGCAATGGAGGCCATCGAATCGCAGGTGTCGAGCCTTGGTCAGGCGTGGATATCCACAAATATTGACCGATATGTCATCGACTGCGATTCTGATGGAAAGGCACTTGGCGGGCACAGCATCGAGATCACGGCGTCATTGTTCTTCGGCAGCGACAAGTGCGTGTTGGACCAATCTGTCGGGAAGTGCGTGTTCAGCGGGATGGGCTCTGCGTCTGCCCCTGTGTTCCCTGACAGGTACACGGCTCGAAAAACATACACCATAAACGAAGGCGATTCGGTATCTTCCGATGTTGTTTCCGTAACACTTGAAGGTCTGCACAACGATAGCGTGTACAGGACAACAAAGTCTGTCGCTATTGTCGCCAACAGGCAGGGCGCATCGGGACAAAACGGCCAAAACGGCACCAACGGCGTTAACGGTCAAGACGGCACTAACGGATTGAACGCTGTCCAGATCGTCACCAATGAGGATTATTTCGTTGTGGAGTGTGATAGCGATGGAAATGCCATCAACAGGACAGAAATGGCGTTATCAGCGAACCTCATATCGGGCAACGACAAGGTTGTTCTCGGGGAAAACTGCGAGTTCGGGATGGGAAATAGGGCGTACCCGCCGGTCATCTCGCAGGACGGCACGACTGCGAGCAGAACGTTTATTGTCTCCAAAGGCAGCGTTCCTGCCTCAAAAATCTTAGTCAACCTGAACGCGACGATAGACGGGATCGCGTATGCAAGGTCAAAGAACGTGTATATTCTCGCCGTCAAGCAAGGTGCTGACGGTCAAGACGGAAATGACGGGCAGCAAGGCAACGGCATAGAGACCATTGAAACGAAGTGGCTGTCGTCGACAAAAACAGCCGGTGTGACCGTCGATGACGCAGGCTGGTCGGCGACTTTCTTATCTCCGACGTCTGACGCTCCATACCTCTGGCGATGGACGAGGTTCACCTATACAGACGGATCAACGAGCGACATAGGGCCGGAACTCATCGCCGTATATCAATCGGCACCCAATCCAAACCTGCTTAACGACACCGCATTCAAGAGCGTCGATATGATGGACGCGTGGACGTCTGTTGGAAAACTGATAGGTTATGACGGCCTCGAGCCCAGCAACTATGTGGTTTCCACTGTCAACGGCACTGGAGGCCACAAGGCGTTCAATGTCATGTTTATGGGCAGCCAGGAAGAAGGCGGGGAGGCAGGCTATATTGAATATCTTGTCCAGCCTATCTATCAATCCAATTCCAACCGAAAGGTAGAACTCGGCAAGTGGCACACCCTGTCTTTCTGGCTATACGGTTCAAACGCGAATATCGGCCAGACAAGCGGCAAGGAGTTCGTCCTGCAACTCGACATGACGGGCATTTATGACACTTCAGCCGGTGTCTACGTTGATGGTGTTTATCAGCAAAACCCGGAGGATGTGCTTAGTTTCGGTCCGTCAACCACATGGGAGCGAAGGACTGTCACATTCAAGACCCCCTCCACATATAGCGGCATCAAGAACATCAGTTTCGTGATGCAGACGATGAAGGCCAATCAAATCATCCGCATGTGTATGCCGAAACTTGAGGCCGGGATGATCGCGACTGACTATGTTGACGGAGCGTTCACTCGCCAACCGGCTCCAAGAGCCACGCATTGGGAACTCGGGATGGCTTATCAGCAAGGCTCTATCGGGGAAAGATGGCTTGATCTCGCCGAGTATGAAGGGAGATGGTACCAATGTTTGAGGAGCCACACGTCATCGTCAAGCAATAAACCCGTTACTGGCACGACTACCGCCTATTGGCAGCCAGCCAGCCAATTCGGTTTTGTGGCAACCGACCTTTTGCTTGCAGAACGAGGCGTCATCAACCTGCTGTACGGCAACACCATTTTCATGCGCAACGCGAAGAACCAGTTGACGGCAAGCATGAATGATGGAGGCACAGGTAATTACGTCATTTATTACCCCGAGAGCGGGAAAAAGATGATGGAGTTTAGCAGTGAAGGATACATCTACTACTACAACGACGACGCCGATAATACGCGCGCATGGAGGTTGGGACACGGAGGAAATATCCTGAATAACGAAAGCGATGACTGGAAGCCGAGGATGTTGTACAAGTTGCCAAGCGACGCTGTTAATTTCGCTGTTGACCAACAATTCAACAGATCAGTCTATTACGAGTTCAAAAGCGGCAGTGACGGAAGTTATGTCAATTACAATGGCTCTTACTACACGAGCCACATTAACGACAATCCCGCCTACACAAACGCTCTTGCGGCAACAGGCTGGTATACACCAGACCTTACACCGTGGCAAAAACTCTCTGATGACGGCGATACGACAGTATACTGCATTACGATGTATCGCATAACGAAGCGAACCGCTGACGGCATCACCACATCGAAGATCACCGAAACGAAAGTAAGGTGTTATGACGGGACGAATTATTACTTTGAGGAAAGTTAAAACGATGATATGATATGATATGTAATTGTGGAAATAATAGCGGTTTGTCCAATGACGTGGCTAAGATTAGGCACGTCTATGGTAACGTGTTGCGAATTGCTATCCCGTTGACGTTGCGTACAATCGAGGTTGTCGATAATGAAACGCAAGCGACAGACACGGATTTTATCCCGTCAAGCGAATATCCCGTACATGTAGAGTTCAGCAAAGGCGCTACGAAGATTGCCATTGATGCTGAAATGCGCAATGGGAATGTGGCGTTTGTGGAGGACAAAGGCAAGATACCTATCGGTTTGTATTCAATCACGGTCACCTGCAACGATGATAATGGCAATCCTTATCGGTTCAAGCAGAATGCGGTTTTGAATATTGTTGATGCAACGATTGACGCTGGTATTGAATCGCCGATTGAGTATGAGACGTCTACTTGGTACTTGGATGCAGCGATATACCTTGCATTGAAAGGCGAGGATGGTGTCGGTATCGAGGATATAGAAACGGAATACAGTGAAGACATCGGCGGTATGAACACCGTGACCATCATATTGACCGACGGGCGCACGAGGACTTTCACGGTGATGAACGGCAGCGGTTCGGTTGACAGGGTTTTCAGCCTTGATTCGCAACACCCGCTTTCTAACGACATCATCACTGCGAGGTTCAACAAGATAGACCAGACGCTTGATGGCTTGTTTGGCGACGTTGACTATGATAGCAACACGAAGTCCATCAGGTTTTTCAACAATGACAAGACAAAAGTCCTTGTAAGTCTTGATGCTCGTCCGTTCATCAAGGACGGCATGGTGAGCAATGTGTATATAAGCAACAACACGTTGGTCATCACGTTCAACACGGACTCTGGACGAGAGGCAATCGGTGTACCCTTGTCTTCGGTTTTCAACCCGAACAACTACTACAACAAGACACAAATAAACAACCTGCTTTCAAGCAAGGCCGACACATCCAATGTGATGTCGAAGTCTGAGTTTGTCGATTCGACGATAAACACGATTAAGTTGTCAAAGATGTTCCCAATCGTGTTGGATTTCATCGTTGGCGTTGATTATGATGAAAGCATACCGATTGAGTCTGGCAATGTCTATGGCGGCGATAACGGTCATATCTATGTTGTAGACGAGTATGGAAACGAAACCGACCTTGGTATGAACCGAAGGATGGCGTTTGTCGATGCTATTGATGATTGTTGGTATCGTTGGGACGGAACGAAATGGGTTCGCTTGAATGGAGGGGGTATGCCTGTTGATGACTACAACGCCATCTATTCTGACGGCAATTTGTTGTTCACTGGCTCAGACCCCACATATAACAACGGCGACTTGACATTTAACAGCGATGGCAAGCCGACTTATTTAAACGGAAACCTAATTTTATAAAGAAATATGGCACAAGAAACGATTAAGACTATAACCACGAAGGATGGCGTTACCCGTCCCGTGGAAGATGAAACCGCACGGGAGCAGTTGGCGTTGAAATACGTCAAGCCGAGTGGTGGCATCCCGAAGAGTGACCTTGCGCAAGCCGTTCAGGATGCTCTTGATGCTGCTGGTGTGGATTTGAGCGATGTGTTCGCAAGCGTGTCCTATGACAGTGTTCGCAAGCGAATCAATTTCTACGGCAAGGGCGATTCAACGACAGTCATTGCCTATCTTGATGCAACGCCTTTTGTTGTTGATGGGATGGTCAACAATGTCACATTGGCTAATGGTGTGCTGACAATCACGTTTAACACCGATGCTGGCAAGCAGCCTATCAACCTCACGCTTGGTGATGTGTTCAACGTTGACAACTACTACACAAAGAGCGAAGTGGATGATATGTTTGAGGATGTCCCTGCTATGGGAGATTTTTCCCGTGTGGCTACAAGCGGGTCTTACAACGACTTGTCTGATAAGCCGACTATCCCCGATGTTAGTGGACTTGCCACAAAGACGGAGGTCAATGCTAAGGCCAACTCTGCCGATGTGTACACGAAGTCTCAGGTAGACGGTAAGATTCCCACTGCGGTTAGCGACCTTGACAACGACGAGGGGTTCATCAAGGCAAGCGAGGTCAGTGGCATCGTTGCTGCAAGCGGTGACATGGCTATCGTGGAGACAAGTGACTACATCGACATCTTTATCTATTCCGCTGAAATCGGCATCACTCCGAGCGCGGTGTTGCTCCATGCCAGCGGAAAGTCGCAGACCATCAAGGTGAGCGGTAGCCACCTGAAGGCAGACATCAATATCAATGTGCCGAATGGGTTCACTGCAACGCCAAGCACGATTCAGCACGTTGGCGGTGTGGTTGCCGAGACTGATGTGGTCATCGCCTACACGGGAGCTGACGCAAGCGCAGCAAGTGGCAGCATCACGGCAACGAGCGGTGATGTGACAAAGAGTATCCCTGTTGCATACACGCAGTATGCAGGGCCGACCATCATTGCCGATGATGCGGCTATCGCATTCAATGCTGGTGCAGGGACTACACAGCAAAAGGCTCTTGTTGTGCAAGGTGTAAACTTGACTGATGGAATCACAGCGGCCATCAGCGGCACGAATGCAGGCAAGTTCAGCGTTAATCCTGCAAGCATCAGTCAGTATGACGGCACTGCAAGCGGAACGCTGACTATCACCTATTCACCCGCAGCTGGTGACACGGGGACGCACACGGCTACATTGACGCTCTCGTCAAGTGGCGCTACAAGCAAGGTCATCACGCTGAATGGTGCTGTTTCCTCATTGACCGTTAGCAAGCAGACGATGACGTTCAACACCGACCAAGGCGTGGCAGTGACCGACACGTTCACCGTTGAGGGCGCGAACCTGAACGAAGGCATCGCCATCGCAGCAAGCGGCACTGGATTCAGCGTGTCGCCGCAGACGATTGCGCACAACAACGGCATGGTGGCCAGCACTACCGTCACCGTGACCTACTCACCAAGTGCTGCTGGAATGAACACTGGAACCATCACCATCCAGTCAAGCGGTGTCACGAAGACCATCACGTTGAGCGGAACGGCAGAGGAGATACCAGAGGCAACATCTGCCAATGAATACAAATTCCAAAAGGGCGGCATCTATTATAAGGTGCAGAGCGTTGATGGAGTGTTGACTGACACAGTAGGTGTGTATAATTCGACTTATAACGCATCATCTCCCACGTATAACAACCCATATAGTGGTGATATAGTCATCCCGTCTACAGTCAAGGCCATTGTTGACGGTGTAACGAAGACGTTAGATGTTGTTAAAGTAGCAACATACGCATTTGCTTATTGTAACGGACTTGTATCTCTTGTGATCCCAGATTCAGTAACAACATTAGGTAATGCTTTCTTGCAAAGTAGATCTATCAATTTCAAGTCTCTCATTATCGGTAACGGAGCGACGAGCCTCCCAAATTACACCAGCATGACAGGTGACGGCGTGACATATATCGAACTTGGCGAAAACATATCGTCATTTGGAACAAATGTTGATATAGGCATTGGAAGCACAAGCACAATGGTATTAAAGCACAACGGTATTTTAACCCTCAATTTTAACAGCATCAAAAACCTAAATGGTGGGAACCCGTCAGATGCAACGCTTAAAGTGCCGAGTTCTCTTGTAGATACATACAAGTCTGCTAAAAGTTGGGGTGTTGATAATGATTATGGATGGCACGCCTTCAATCCTGAAAACATTACTGCAATAGATGAATAAAAAATAAAGTTATGAACAAGAAACCATATAGAATTAATGGCAAGGACTTGGTCAACAAGGCTGAAAATGTCCTATATAATGGCGATATAGCCAACGTAGAAAATGTCGAGGATGCTATCGACAACCTCAACTCACGTCTTGAGGACGTTGAGGAGAACGGTGGTGGAATCAGCACGGATGACATCGTGAACGACCTTACAACTGGTGGGACGGATAAGGCATTGAGTGCAGAACAAGGAAAAACATTAAAAACGCTTGTTGACGGCAAGCAAGCGGCATTGAATTTCGATTCGTCACCGCAAGCACTATCCAATAATCCCGTGACATCTAAGGGCATCAAAGAATATGTTGATGGCAAACTAACCACGGTCACGCTGAACAACATCCCAGCAGGCTCGGTGAACATCGTTGATGACTTGACAACTGGCGGTAGCGCAAAGGTGCTGAGTGCTGAACAAGGAAAGGTATTGGACGGCAACAAACAAGCCAAGATGGAAATATATGTTGCCGCAAGTGACGCACCTGCGTGGCAGAAAAACGGAGCAGATTATGTTTGTGACGGCACGAATGATGAGGTTGAAATACAGGCTGCGCTTGATGACATTGCCAACACTGGTGGGCGAGTAAGGTTGTCGTCTGGTACATTTTGGATAGACTCATGGCAGCACACTCGTCACAACTATGCTGGAGCATACGGGAAGTGTGCTTTGATGTTCCCATACAATAAAGCCGTAGAGTATGTTATCGAGGGCGACAATTTGCCATTGACTTTAAACGGCTCTGGAGGAGGCACGAAAATAAGGGTTTCTAACGCTCTCTATGAGAACACTGCTGCGGATGACTACTGCTGCATCCTTGCTCCCGTATGGTCTGGTTTGCAAACGGCATCGAATGTTGGCCTTAAAGTATTGAATATCCGTTTTGCAATCCCTTGGAATCAAAAACCGCTGATGTGCATTGATGCGTTTTGTGTCGGCAGGGTGTACTTGCAAAACATTGATGCAACCGCATGGACAAGTAACTATGACCCAGAATGGGAACCAGTTGGTAGTGAAGTATGCCCCGTCCCAGTTCAAGGCTGCGTTGCCATACGAGGACTTGGCGGTGGTAATTGGGGGTCGGTTGCTGACTTTAGAAACATTATGGTTTCTGGATTCTATGAAGGTTTTAAATTCGCTGGCGAACATGTTATCGGCATTAACATCGCAGCAATGTACTGCTACTATCCTTTTACTTTCGGCAATTGGGATTACACGGGTATCAGTGGTCATCCAATGACTTTCATCAACATCAGCGAGGAACACTGCTGCTGTGGCCCGTATTTCCACCACGCCGACTTCCAGCAGATTGACTTTATCGGCTACAACAACGAGGTTATCCCGTCACGCACTCCAGGAGGTGCGCGTCTAAAAGACGCTACAATCCAAAGCGGCAAAGAGAGCGAGTTCTTTGGCAACATCACCTACACGTCCATGTATGGGTCGTACGTCAACAAGGCGAATGCAAGGTTCTGGGAGCCTGGTCAAATCCACCACTTCAACACCAAGAACATGCTGACCGAGCCGCAACACCAAGAACCGTCATGACAAAGGACAAATCATATCACATTCTCGCAGGCTTGCTCATCGCAATGGCGGTGGGCTTGCCTGCCTACCTTGAGAGTTTGAATTTGTTCGCTGGCCTTTGGTCTGCCCTTACTTCGGGCATCATCGCTGGCGGCGTGAAAGAGTGGTGCGACACGCAGTACGGCTACGGCTGGGACTGGCGTGACCTTGGCAGGACGGTAGCGGGTGCTGCCGTCGGTGCGTTGTTAATCGTGCTGATGCACATAGCGAAAGGGTAATCGGTTATGATTGACTACAACGGATTAAAGACTATGGCCTTGCTTGTAGGCGTGGCCGCGATAGCGGTAGTAATCGCTATCATGCTTGACCTTGCGAGCGGCTTAAGGAAGGCCACATTAACTGGCACCAAAAAGACATCGTATGCATACGAGCGCACAACGACTAAGTTGATGCGCAACGGCTCGGTCGTGCTTATCATGGCGATGATTGATGTGATGCTGTTTTTCGGGCATCTGTGGGATGTTATCGGCCTGGGTATACTGAGCAACGTTCCTGTCATTACTTTCGGAGCAAGCGTGTGGATGTGCTTTGTGCAAGCGGTGTCTATCCGTGAAAAGGCCGAGGATAAGGCCGAGAGGAAGACCGCTGAAACGTTGAAGCAACTTGGCGAGGTGCTGACCACGGAACAGTTGCAGGCGTTGTTAAGCAAGGTGCAAAACAAGGCTAGCGAGTCGAGCGGTGGCGATGTGTGACCAGACCTGTAAGGTTTCCAATTCTTTCAAGATTGGAAAGAAAATAAAAAGCCAGCCGAACCTCACGGCTGGGCTGGAACAATAAATATACAAATCATTTTCGGCCACAAAGGTAACGAAAAAAGTTGAATTGACAATATGGAACTGAAATTAATTCGCACGGCGAGG